CCATTACGTGTAGCACGAACGAATCCAGCCATCTTTTGATATTCTTCACAAAGACTACCAATGTGACTCCAACGATCATCGTTGACTTTACCACCCTCAGCAATATGTCTAGCATAGACACGGGCAATACCAGGCTTCTTGGTATCAAGTAAATAGCGTTCACCTGCTTGATTCTCTAGGAAAATTCTATTTATGTTGCGATAGCGTTGTTCACCTTCTTCAATAACACGGCTATGTTCAATCACAATCTTTACGCTAGGTACAGCATCACTGTAGCTTGACTTCTTGCCTGTAGCGTAGTAACCTTCTGCTATTTTATCTTTGTTTCTCATATGGTTCCTTCTTGCCATGTCATCTCCAACACGGTCTTTATTTTGTGTATCAAATCCCTTAAGTCCTTTGGTCATTCTCCAAGAACTTAATTGATGTAGCAGTCCGCTCCATGTATCATCGTAATCTAATTTGGGTGTTTTTTCGTCGGGACTATCAGCTACGTCATCACCAAAATACACAGTTAATACTCTATCTTCATCTAATGTAACATAAACAGTTCCGTAATCTTCCCCGTCTTTGGTGAATTCAAACTTGAAAATATCTGCTTCATCAGGAATAGGGGTAGATTTACCTTCAGCATCCAATGGTTTTGGTTTGTATTTAGATAGTAATCTAAACAGTTCTCGGTTTAATGATTCTGTATTTGTTGGCATTTGGTAGTTTTCTAATAGAGTATTTATCTTAATCTCAACTAAGCACGGCAAAGAAGGGCAACGGAGCAACGAATTCTTCGTGGTCTCTGACATAGCTATCTAACTCAAAGTGATATGAACCAAGTTCTTGAATCATGCGAATTGATAAAAGTGAGGCCATTACTAGGTCATCATGATCTCCAATCTTAGCAGCATAACTACCTGCATGTGCTACAAATGCTTTCAATTCACTGACAAGACTACGACTATTTATGGTTAATTTCTTGCTTTCTATTAATGTTTTAAACTTAGCACAAGCAGTTAATTTACTTTTTTGTGTAGTATTAAATCCCTTACGTTTTTTTCCGGGTTCACTGATAAATGTTCCTGGAATGTTATTTTCCCCATATTCGTTTAATGATACTAATGCCGCTTCTCCTATGCTATTATTCTCTATTGAATAATAGAGATTATTTGGCTCCCCTGTACATTCTACAATATATTTGTTTATCTGTGCAATAAGTTTGATCTGTGTTGGGATATCAGTTTTGTTATGTTTCCATTCACCAACTTGTGTAACTGAATTTGCTTCAAATATTTGTATTGCTGCCGGGTCATTACCTGTTCCAATACTCGGGTCTAATGCTACTGTATAGATATTTCCCTTCACTGGTTTCTGATACCAACGAACTTGTCCCATTCTTGTAATTGGTTCTATCCCTTGCAAGTCAATCAATGTACTAGGATTAATAAGTGTCTCGTCAGCAATAATAAATTCGCAACCAATTTCTCGTCGGAATCTATCTTCGCCCAGTTGTGCTTTCATTTCATTAGCCCACTTTTGATCTCTACCGGGTTGTTCATCCCATGATGCTCTATACGCTCTAAATCCGTTTACACCTAGCTCAGTTGTATTGCCAAATTCATCTTCAGTTTTGTTAGCACCTTTCCAAATGAAAGCAAACTGATCTTCATCACTGTTTGGAGTACTTGTAATAATTGCTTTACCACCAGTTGACAATGTTGGAGTAATAGCAGTCCAGAATTCTCTAGCGATACTTGGTCTAACGAATGCAAACTCGTCTAGGTATAGTAATGTAATACTCATACCACGACCTGTATTTTCAGTTGTTGTAGCACTTACGATACGACTACCATTTTCAAAGTCTAATGAGCCTTTGTTGTAAGTTGTAACACCCGCTTTGATGTAATCTGGGCAGTTTTCATATGCGTATCTCACCCTTTGCATAATTTCCTGTGCACCGGTATACTTGTGTGCTGCGATAAGAATCGTACTGTCTGGCACAAACATAGCATACCAGAGTAAATACCCCGCCGCACTTGTTGATTTACCTGATTGCCGCGGCATCAAACTGATACTAAATCTATAATTATGATATGTATTGATTAATCGTTTTTGATACCCATAAGGATGATATACCATACTACCTTTTGTAGGGTGTTGTATCATAAAGAAGTTATCCATGAAGTATAGATAACCAGTGTCTGGATCGCAGCACTTTATAAAGTCTTGTAATTCTTTATTGTTTTTGAATTTCGTCTTAGTATAGGGATTTTTTACAAGAGACGGTGCTGAGTTAGTTGTTGCCATAACTTATTTATCGCAATAACTACTAGTTTTTAGAAAATGGGTCTTCACCGGTAAGATGTGTTTTTGCAAACATTAATTTAAACCAGGCTTGATCACCAGGCTTGATGTTATGCTCACGCATATATTGTTGTTTCTTTTGTGCTAATTCATGTAATGGTGTATAAGAGTATTCACCAGTAACTTTACCAGACCCACTTAATATTTTTAAGTCATCCAATGAGATATCCTTCTCGGGGACTTTTATATCCTTGAGTTTAGCATAACTGTTTTGAATTTTAGCTTGTTTAAATGGATCGAACATAAAAAAATACTCACTTGTAGTGAGTATTTATTATTTTACTTGATATCTAATGGTCGCTGTTTAGTAGCAACGATACAGTAAAACTTTTCTCTTAGTTTGGTTGACTTTTCAGGAAATTCTGCGTTAGTAACTTCAAGATCAAATTCAAAGTTTTCAAATTTATCAATGTTAAATCCGGTACGAACAATCAATGCTGCTAGTTGATTTTGTCCTAGAATACTGTAATGATTTAGATTTTCTTCGTGTTTTCTATCACAATCGGGTTGCGGAACTTCAATATAAATCTTACCAAACTGCTTGAGAATACGATTATATTCCATTAAACTAAAGATAGGATATGGGCTATGCTCTAATGCATGACGCAAGAATATAAAATCTACTGATTCATCATAGTAACCTTCACTTTGCGGAATGAAACTTAAATCATATTTTTTAATAGTATGACCCTTATCTTCACAGATTTTAATATCTCCGGGACTTAATGTTACACCAGTTAAATCAGTATAACCACGTGACTTCATTTCATCTAGGAAATAGCCCGGGCCACATCCCAAGTCTAGTATCTTGCTATCTTTCTTTAGATTTAATGGGTCTATGTATTGTTTGACAACTTGTTCAGTTAAACTCTTGTGCATTGGACTATCACCCTCATCATATATATGAGCAGTATATAGCCATTCATTGTAAAATTTTAATTTTATTAAATCTAGTGTTTTGTTAATATCTATTATCATTAAGAATCCTGTAATTTGTTATAATTACTTATTCTAGGATTATGTTACCGTTTATTTTCTTTTGTACCCTTTAAAGGGTTTTACTATACTTTGAGTGTTTGTAGACTTTAATTCTTCACTGTCTAAATCACCACTATTTAAATCTATGTATGCTAACCCAGCAGCTTCATATGCTAATTTAAGCATATTTTGTTCTTCTTCGGTATAAGGATGTGCGGTGTTGTGTTTACCTACCCAACTTTCGGCAGGCATTTCTATTGGGTTTATTCCATCACTACTTGCTACAGCCATCATTAACCGATTCAAATCATATATTCTATCATAACTGTCTATTTTCTTTGAAAACACATTCAATCCAACCGTTGGTTGTTGTTGCTGGGCAGATACTTTTCCCATTTTGCTCTCGGCTACAAATTCATTTGCTCTCATTTTGGATAACCTTTGAAAGGATTGACTGGGCTAACTATACCAGTATCACTTGTTTCTTCGCTCTTATCAGAGGTAACTAATTGTTTGCCACTAAGACCCATTTCACCTAAAGCATAATCAATATCTTTATCAATGCCTGGATTCATATATCCCGAAACAATTTGATTTTCTCCCCAAACTGAATCTTTATTTAGTTTAGGTATATCGCCATTGCGAGATGCTTTGGCGCCGGCTAATGCTATAGAGAATCTATATTGTAAATATGCATTTTGATTCTGTAACTCTGGTATTACCCAAGTAGATGGTAACGGATTAGCAATTCGTTGTGGCAAATTGCTTTGCTCTGTTATAAATTCTTTTGCTCTCATATTATTACTAGATTTTCAGTTTCTAAATTGAAATTATTTTCTGTGTCTACTATTAGAGGATCAACTGAGCCGTCAGTAAGCAAGTCCAATCCAGGAACAGGAACTCCTGTCCAAGTAATCTGTGCAGATATAAAGTGAAAGATTGTAGTGTCTATCAATGGATTAACTAGTATGCGAACATTTGATTCAAAAATATCCATGTCATAACCAGTTAAAACATTACCAAAAAATAATGTACTGTGTCCAACCCATGTTAAATCACTGCCGTCATTAACTACAGATACATTTAATGTAATGTTTTCAGTGTCAGTTGAGGTGGTATCATTAGAATTAATCTGAATAATGCCCTGTGTAAAAGTTTCAATTGGGGTTGTAAATATAACTTGTCCAGCAGTATCTCCAGTAGAATATGCATTTGAAGTGAAAAACCCAGTACTGAATAACTGTGTAAAATTATTGTTAATCTTTGCAAAGGCTGTGCGTAACGGATCACCTTCCCCATCATTGGGTTGTGCGCCTATATTGATTATTTCTTGAGTCATGTCTAAATCCTAAACTATAGTGTATTTATCACTATTTATGGATTAGTTAGATTCATCCCATAGCTTTTTTTGAATCTGATACCACTCAATCCAACCGTCATACTTAGCAGCACATTCATGGTAAGTGGCATAATTCTTAACTACACTTTTAGTAAAATCAACTATGGTGACGGAATCTCCTTCAATTTTCTCTAATTGTTTAGGGCAACTTGATAACAATGTGGCAGGTGCCTCTGGAAATTTAGGAGTTAATGGTACGGGAGTACTGCAAGATGCTAATAAAACTGTAGATAGTATAATTAAATATTTCATTTTGTTGCTTGATGCGGGATAGTTGCTGCTTCGTTTACTGATTTAAGTATAACTTGCGGTATAGCAGGGCAGTTTTCAATATATTTGATAACCTCATTGTCTTTTACTACTTCTTTGTCAAGATACCTGATAATATCTTGACCTTTGGTCTTTATATATGCTATCTTAGTAACTACTTTTTCTACAATTTTTACAGTTTCTGCTTGGCTTTGCGCTTCTTTTTGTGCTAGTTTAGCTTCTACCTCTTTAACTTTTAACTGCCAAGATTCTTCATTAGACAACCCACCTTCTATATACAACGAAAACGATAATAATAATATACTAATAATTCTTATAGGGA